TCGCAGTCGTTACCGCACTGTCGTTGATCTTCGCAGTGGTGACCTGATCGTCACCAATGTGCTCAGTGTCAATCGAGCCAGCAACGTAATGCTCAGAATCAATCGAATCATCAGCAATCTTCGTGCCGTCAACAATGTCCGCAGCCAAATGCACACGGTCAATCGACCCGTCCACATAATGCTCAGAATCCACCGCATCATCGGCCAGCTTCGTGCCGTCAATGATGTCCGCAGCGAGATGCACACGGTCAATCGAGCCGTCGGTGTAATGCTCCGAATCGATCGCGTCGTCAGCGATCTTTGCGCCGGTCACCGCATCCGCAGCGATCATCGCAGTAGCAACCGTGCCCCACACCGACGTGCCAGTATCAATACTCGTCAGAACAGTGTTCGCAGCCGGTTCCGAAGCCCCCGTACCAACCTTGTCCTCAATCTCACGAATCGCCAAACCCACGTTCTGATGCAACGCATGATGAGCAGGCCCACCGTCAGTAGACGACAACGCCTCATCAGCAGACGGATGCGTACCGTCACCAACCGTCGAAACGTCATCTTTCGAAACAGGGAAGTTAGCAGCCACGAGTCAACCTCACGGGGTCAGATCAAGAGTGAAGATGCCAGACGCGTTGAACGACAACACAAAGTCACCAGACGACGACGACTTGTCCGCACCAAAATCGATATACGCAATCAACGGATCGTCCGTCAGCGAATCGTCATAAATCACAGCGCCACGAGCCGTGATCGTAGAAGAAGTCCACGTTACGTCGTCAGCATCAAACGTGATTGTGCCGCCCGACTGCGTCAACGTCACCGAAGTCAGCGACTCGCCGCCAGCGCTGTAACCAGTACCAACCACCTCGTTGGTGACATCCGCTTTGAAATCGTGCGTGCCGAAATCAGGGGTGTAGGACGACGTGACCAGCATGACCTTGAACCGGTCAGCAGTCGTGTCGTCCAGATCAAGGGCAAGATCGTTCTTCAACGCGTTGAGGAACGTGATGCCGTACATTCCGCTAGCCATTACTTCTTCTTCCGCTTCTTAGGCATCGGCTTCGCAGCCTTCTTACCGATTTTGCTGTACGGCTTACCCTTAGGCATAACAACTCCAGACAACGAGAAAGAGGGGCCGGGCCACGCACCCGACCCCCCTTTACACTACACCATCAACGCTTATCAGTTAGCGCCAATGCTGGACGAGGTTTCGATCCGCTGGAGCGAAGCCTCACGGAAACGGCTGTAACCGACGAGGTGGTACCAGCCGACCGTCTGGAAACGACGGAGGCTGTCGGTCACCGGACCGAACACGACGGACGGGTTCTCACCGAAACCAGCGCCACGGCTGTGAGCCTTGGCGAGCGCCTGCTTGCCGCAGATGACGGTGTTGTAGGCGTCCACGGTGGAAGCGCCGCCGTCAGCGGTGAAGTCGATACGCGGAGTCTCGATGAAGTCCACGCCGCCGAAGGTGCCGATGCTGCCCATGCGGACACCGGAGCCGTCCTGACGGATCTGGTACTGGATCACGTCGGTAACAGCGGTGTCTTCACGAAGGTCGTACGACACGTCGGGGTGGATGAAGCCGACGTACACGCCGCCTTCCATCGTCGGAGCCGAATCGCCACGAAGCGCAGCGACAGCCTGACGGATGAGCGACGCCGTAATGGTGTCGTCAGCAGCCAGGGTCGCGGTCGAGGTGGCATCGCCGCCGTAGGAGACGTTGCTGCCGCCAACAAGGACACCCTGAACGATCTTGTCGATCGAGTTCGCCATGTTGTAACCGATGATGTTCGCAGCATCAGCATCCACGTTGAGGAACGAGGTGCCACGAAGCTTCGCCGTGGTGGTGACAGCGTTGCCGTACTCGGCAAGGGTCACGGTAACGGTCGAGTCGCCAAGGGCAACAGCGGTCACATCCGAAGTCTCGGTCAGAGCCGAAGTGGCCTGAGCAAGATCGTTGTAGATGTTGAACTGGACAGCAGAGCCAGGGTGCGACTGGTTGGTCGACTTAACGTCGGCAACCATCTCGAACATCGGCTGGCTACGCAGCGCGAAGTAGGCAAGCTGTTCAAATGCAGTGGTATCCGAAGACACCGAAGAGGTAGAGGTATAAGCCATGAGGGATCCTTCCCATCAGGCCCACCTGAGCTACATCAGACTGCTGCGTTCCAAGTGTGGCCGTGCGCTTCCATCAACTCCCGCAACTCGTCAGGGTTCTTCGTCTGACGAATCAACGTATCGAGTTCAGGATTGGTAACAGGGCCAGCATCGTCAGCCGCCATCGCGATCCGCTGCTCAGCCCCATAATCAATCTGGGGTTGCTGCGCCTGCACCGGCTGTCCGGTAAGGCCCAGTTCGGCAGCTTCTGCACGAATAGCGTCCACAGTCATCTCGCCGTCGTAGCCCCGCATGAAGTACTGACCCTGCTTTGAGCTTGGATCAACACCTGCATCTCGGAACGACAACTCGCGTTGCAACTGCGCCAACTGTGCGACAGCTTCGTCCCCGGCCTTAGCCCGGTCCTCTAGCTCACGTCGCCAGTTTGGCTTCGATTCTTGGCTAACAGAGTCTTCAGCCTCGGTGGGCATTTCATCTGTCATATGTCACTCACCTTCGATACGCGTCTACAACGGTGGAATGCAGACGGAGGATGGATGGAACAGCTCACCCCGTATGGGGGCCGATCCATCCATGATGTTAGGTGCGCTTTACAGAACCCGTCAAGTGGCAGTTACTGCTGCGAATAACGACGGCTGATTGTTTACGTCATCAAGCCACCGCAACACTTTCGGCAGGTTGACATCAGGCGCAAACACCAAATAAGTGCCATCGGCAGAATCGCACCCGATCCAGTCGGCGTACCGCAAACGCCGTAAGCTGTTGACTCGCCCCATATGCGCCCAAACGCTACGAGCGTTCGCTTCGGCAACAATCGACCGCACTTCCGGCCCGAGTTTCCATTCTGTTGTGCCGCCGACAAACACTGCGCCGATCTCGCCCCACGGGACTGTGTCAACCGTTGCGCCGTCCTGCAACACAATCGCCAACGGCATCGGCCAACCGTCTTTCGGGAACGACTGCCAACGGTCAAGGGTCGCAGACCAATCGCCAACAACGTCAGGAACGCTGGCAAGGACCGACCGAGGGTACTCGGCAGTCAGTTTGCGATAACGCTCAACTGTGAACGCCTCAGGCTGCGTAAAGCACCCGTTGTCGATCAGAGTGCATATCCCTGACTCAACTTTATTTCCTTGCCCTGGCGTGACAATCGCCCCGAAATCATCTCGGGCCGCCATCGCGCTGCGGATCGCAGGCGTCGATGGGTTGCCGAAATAAATCAACTGTCGCCAGGAACCATGACTGTCATGTCAACCAGCGGCTGCTTGTAGCGGCGTCGAGCCATAGCCACAAGCGGAAGCGCAACCAAGGTCATGACGGTCTTGCCGACAATCTGACCGCTGATGTAATCCAGCGACCCGAACGCAAGCCAGAGGAACACCATTGAGTCAACGATTGACCCGACAATGTTTGATGCCACAACAGCAGCAGGCCAGTTACGTTCGCGCAACGGAGCGTAAACGCCAAGGTCGAACAACTCGGCAAGCAAGAACGCAGCGCCGGACGCGACAGCGATTGACGTAACGCCGCCAGGGATTGACACGGCGTCGCTAAGAAGCCACGACAAACCAGCGCCAGCAAGGATCGCTGGCACGACAGCACGCACCCCGCCGTACTCGTGAAGCACATCGCGCAGGCCGAACGTCAGCCCAGCGAAGAACACTCCAGCGGGTGCGGTAAGCCCGAACCCGATGTCAACGACACCCCACGTTTCAAGCGCCCAGTTTGCTCCGATGATTGCGAGCAGGAACGCTGCGACGGTTGCGATCGCCTTCATGATAAATCTCCTTGTTCAAAGCGTGGAACAAGCTTATCACGTAGCGCGACCCAGACCGGTTGCACCGGCCCCAGTCACAAGCGCACCCATCTGGCGACGGCCACGCTGCTGGCGTTCCTGACGCAACCGGGCCAGATCAGCAGTCGCTTCGGAATCCAACCCGAACTCTGCCGCTGCCAACTCAGAAGTCGTCACGGCTTCTTCTTCACCAAGAAGCTGCTGCGTCAAACCACGCTGACCCTGGAGTCGCTCAGTAATTTCACGGCGCTGCACACCAAGATCAGCAAGCCGCTCCGCTGTCTGTTTTTCTAGACCGCCGCCCAGTGTTCCCATAGCGGCAGCAGAAAGCCCAGCGGCTTCCATCTGCAACCGCTGCTCAATGACGCTCGTGCCCCGATCAGGGTCAAGGAAAAACGCCGTCAGTTCGCCAGGGCCTTCAACACCGATGCCGTACAGTTCCTGAAGCTGAGTTTGCAGGTTTGGGTCAATAGACCGTGCTGCTGTTGCAGCCATCGACACCCGCTCTGCCATTTCGGCCTGCGACACGTCGTTGCCGATGAACGCTGCGAAGTCGTCAGGCGAGTCATAGAAACCTTCAGGAATACCGGCAGTCATCATGGCTTGCCGGTAGCTGCGCTCAAGGCTGATGTACTCGGCAGGAGAGATCGCAGGCAACCCTGCTTCTCGCCGCATCTCCATGCCCTTGAATCGTTCTTGGAACCGCTCTGACTCGCGCAGACGCAACACCACAGCCTCGGTAGACGACCCCTCAATCAGCATGTTGTACGCCTCGCCGGTCAGGTCTTCGAGGCCGTACTGTCGGAGGGTGTCTCGGATGATCTCGACGGCGTCGCGTGCGTCCTGCTCTTCTTGGGCGGTGAGCGCGATGTCGTCCTCGGTGACGTTGGTAGGCGCTGGAGCGGGTTCTGGAGTAGGG